CTGCATAATCATTTAATCCTAAAGCAGTCATTGCATATTCAGTTCCATCACTAATTTGAATGTTTGCATTAATTAAATCTACTGTATCAGCAGGTAAAGTATATTCAGTTGTTCCAGTTGTAATAGATAAAGTTTGATATTCTACTGTCCATTGATTGTAACCTCTATTAGCCCAATCACTAAACATTATATTTAAACTTCGTCTAGCGGATCTTACATCATAACCTAAAATAGGATCACCACCTATTCTATCGTAAGCTTCTTGTATTACATCATTTACAGTTAAAGTAAATGTGGACGTTCCTGATAAAGCCATAGTCCTCCATTATGCAAAAAATGCTGTTAATCCAGCAACATCAGTTAAAGTTGCTTGTAAAGATGTACCAAATTTTACACCGTCACTTGGTAAATTAATATTTACTGGTCCTGATGCTGCACTTGCAGCTGTAGATACTGTAAATTTACTTGTACCACCATCTTTAAAAACTACTGTTCCTGCACTAGCTGTTGGTGTAATTATAAAAGCTTTTAATCTAGTAGGTCCACCAAATAATACTTGTGTCCCTCCAGTAGTAGAAGTAAAAGCTACATTTAGATCCGATCCTGCCATTTTTTTTCTCCTATATTAAATTATATTTTTTTAAGTCTTCATAAAGTAAAGCAATTCTGTCGTCTTGTCTATTAGAAGGTTTTAAATATTCTTGCATATTAGCTTTAGCTTGTAAGGAGCTTAAATCTGGAGCTTTAATATTTATATTATCACTTGATGTTCCTACTAAATCTTTACTTGTAGGAAGTTGTTGTACATCTCCACCGCTAAATGTTTCTATTACTTTTTCTATATTTTTTAATTTTTTTTCTAAATCTTCTTCTGTATCTTGTTTTTTTTCTTTTTCTTCTGTTTTAGTTTTTATTATTTCTGTTGTATCTTTTTCAGTAGTTTGATCGTCCACTTCTGTGTCAAAACGATTATCTTCTTCTTTATCTTTTTTACCAAATGTAGATAAAGCTTCACCAGCAGTTTTTAAAAAATCTAAATTAAATTCCATAATTTTTTGAGGGCCCGAAGGCCCCCTAGTTTATTATTATAAATCTGCTGCGTCTTGAACGCTATTGTTTTGTAAATACAAAACAGTAACTGTGCAAGCACCAGTTGTTGCGTCACCACTAGCACCAGTAAAGTCAGCTAAAATTTGTAAGTCAGTTGTACCTACATTAGTTGCTTCTGTATCTAAAGTACCGTGAGTAGTAGCTAGAGCTTTAACATTAACTCCATCTAAAAATGCATTAGCATCAGCTTCAGTTCCTACTGAAACAGTAGCTGCACCAGAATCATTATTTACAGTTGTTACATTAAGTATAACATCAACTATTTGTGAGTTTGCTGGAACTACCGCACATACTTGATTAAGATGTGAAGCTCCAATGATATCAACTTTTACTGATTGGCTCATAGTAACGAAACCAGTATTTTTAATACTTTCGCCTAATTTTGTGCCAGTTGTTTGACTAACCGTTCCCGCTTTTATCGGTCCGGAAAATGTTGTTGTTCCCATATGTCTATCTCCTTTTAATAGTCTGCTTTCGCAGTCGTTTGGGTTATTAAAAATACTAGGCGTATTGCTACGCCTAGTATTAATTAGTTATTATGCTACGCCTTCAGATCCGTATACACCTCTCCAGTCTGTAAAACCGAAGCTGTATCTTTCTCTGCATTTGTATCTTAAATTACCAGATTCAAAATCGCCTTCAACAGCTTTTTTAATTGGTGATCTAACGAAGTGCTTCATTCCATCTGGACAATCAGTTAATATGAAGTATTGATCTGGATTAGTAAATCTTTGATTGACTACTACTCCTTCAGGGATCATACCCATATTTCTCATTGCATTGATATCATTATCAGCAGTACCAGGTCTTAAATTAGACTTGATAATTCTTTCTGCGATAAAGATCAATCCAGGAGGAACTGCAAGTTTTCTTCCAGATAATGCAATTGGTATACTTCTGTCATCTACAGCTTGCGAAATTTGAACTAAAAGTGTCTCTAAAGACGTTTCAGATAAATCTGCAGGTGTTGCTAGAATGTTAGAAGCAGTACCGCCACCACCTAGTGGGTGTGAGCCATTCATTAAAGCTTGGCCATCACCACCTACTGATGTAGTAGTTGCATTATTAAAGATGTTTGCACCTTTGATCTCTTTAGTATGTTGCATTGATCTTGCAAGTGCTCTTGCGTATTTAGCGCCTAGAGAACCATACAAGCCATCTTCTTCAGCTTCTTCTGTAATAGCAAAAGCTAAAGCGACAGTTTCATGTACATATCTTGAGACAAAGCCTTCTCTGCCAGAATCATAACTGATCATGGCACCTTCAGCTTTAGTTGGTGCAGCACCGAATCCGATCATTTGTACATCTTCTTCGAATGCTTTCATTGATTGCTCTGTAGAATATAATGATCTCCATTGTTCAGGATATCTATCATATTCCATACCAAACACGGTGTTTAAACCTAGATTGAGCTGTTTGGTAAAAAGTGCTCTGTTTAAAGCCATTTTTTAACTCCTATTGTTAAGGTTATACACCAGCGTTCTGAGTACCATATAGAGATAGATTGATTACTACTTCTACATCAGCGTCAGCGCCTACTGCATTGTTTGGAATATCAATTAATCTTAAAATTCTCAACGTTTTAGCAGTAGTTGCTAAAGTTGCGAAATCTAATTCATCAGTTGAATGTCCATAAGTTGAATTAAACGTGCCAAGTGTTACATTTGCTAAAGCTCCTACTGCTGTAGAAACAAAAGTTCCGTTGACTTGAACCGCATAAGTGATATTTGGATCATCGTACACGTAAGCTTTAATAGGCTCATTAGCCTTAGCTGTTGTACCTGTGTTCCAAACTTTAGAGAATTTAACATCACCAGTATTATTATCAATGTATTCAACACCATAAAAAACACCGAGAGCTGTTCCGCCCGCTGTGCCTCTTACAACTGTTCCATTGGCTGCCAAAGTAACGAGGTCTCCACTTGCAAGATTAGCTGCATAGCTATTTGCAATTGCATACTCGTTGGCTCTAATAACACCGCCTGTTAAATGTCTTAATGGTACGAAACCATTTGGTGCATTTACATTTGCCATTTTTATTTACCTTTGTTAGTTGTTAACTGCCTTCCGAACTAACTGTAGTTTTAAAAGTCCTTTGGATAGGTTGGCCTGGTGATTCGACTTTGTTCATGTCGTTTTCGACTGATCTCATCAAGTTCTCTGTCATTTGCGCATAGTAGTCATTTCTTTGATCTAACATTTCTTGCGGCATTTCACAAAGTACCATTCCTTCTATTCCAATATGCCCAGCAAATTTGCCATGTTCTATCGTTGGAAAATGTTGGCCATCTTTGATAGTTTTAACATCTCTAGGTGCCCAACCTTCTCTCAACCGTTTAGCTACATTCGTAGGTGTCTCCTGTCCCAATACCATTGTTGCTACCCAACGTTGAGCATAACCAGGTCTTGGTTCAGGCGCTTCTAATAAGTTACTCGGTCGCCATTTTGAAGCTAGTTTAGATTTCTCTACTCTAGTTTCATTATTTATTTTATTATCTTTATTCATAATGTCAGGCTCCTTTCTATTGTCCTGTATCGCTAAAGCTTTTTACTTCTTTAGCAAATCGTTTTAGTGCCGCTTCATCTGTAATATCTATTCCAAAGTTTTTAGCAGTGGCAAGGTCATCACTAGTGAGCTTAACTCTATTGCTTGATGTTCCTTTTTTACGAGAAACTCCAGCAACAGGAGATTGCACTCTATTGTTTTTTTGTACTACATTTTGTTCCGATTTGGAAGTGTTTTCTTCTGATTTATTAAAATAAGAAAGACCACTTAATTTTAATCTTTTAGTCATCTCATCATAATATCCCGGGTCATGCACGTCCCAACCTTCTTCTGTTAATTCAGCATCAATTCCATAAGCTACAGCAGTTTCTTTTCTATAACCTGGTTTATTAAACCATGTTGAATTTTCTTTAACCCATTCTGTGGCTAAAGGCGGAGCTTTTTTTGCAGTTTTTTCTGTAGTTTTAGGTACTTGTGCAGCATAATCTTCGGTTTTAGTCATTTGACTACGAATTTCTGCCATATTTTCGTACAGTTTAACTTGTTTGTCTGTATTACCTTCTTCTATTGCTGATTTTAATTCATTAGAAACATTTGAAAGTTGATTACTTAAAGATTTATTAGCAATATCATATGTTTTTTTTTCCATTTTAGACATTCTTTCTTCCATTTCTACTAATTTTTGTTCAGCTTCTGCTCTTTTAGCTACTTCTTTTTGAATTCTCTTACGAACTTTAACAGAATAAGGCATATCTTCTGAATATTCAGGAACTTTTTTTTCTTCTAATTTAATTTCTCGTTCATTTTCGTAAGTTTTATCTATTTCTTTTTCTTTAGAAGGTTCTTCTTGAACTAAATCATCTAAAGGATTAGGAGTTACGCTTACTTCCTTTTCCTTTTCTGCTTCTTCAAGCACAACTTCTAATTCTTCATTCTTGTTTTCTTTTTCTTCGATCATAGTTTCTCCTATGTTGGCATTAACTTTTGTTAATGTATATTATAGTTGTTGAGTTACAATATCTGGACTTTCCAGAGTTGCAATAATCTCATCATCATTTAATAACACCATTTTTACATTTTGTACAGAAACTCTTGCTCCTGCATATCTACCAAAAATAACCCAATCTCCTACTTTACACCAAGGTTTTTTTCTATC